AGTCGATAGTACGCCAATGGCGTACCTCCTTCAATTGGTTCGATTACTGACCGATGGCCGGGGTTGAGAGATCCGCCATCGGCCCGAGCCTGATCGCATCATGCAGGTGCTCGGGAGCCAAATGCGCGTACCGCATCGTCATATTCAGCGACGCATGACCCAGGATCTCTTTCAGCGTCACGATGTGCCCACCGCCCATGATGAAGTGAGCCGCGAAGGTGTGGCGCAGGATGTGGCTTGCCTGTCCGCGTGGTGGCTTGATCGAGGTCGAGAGAAGCACCATGCGAAACACACCGATGCAGTTGGTGAACGGCCCGTGCGCTTGCCAATGCTTCCTGATCGCTGCCACCAGTTCCGGCGTGACCGGGACCATCCGCACCCGCTTGGACTTCGTATTGGCGAACACCAGGGCATTACCTCGAATCCGCTCCGGTCGCAGCGCTTGAGCCTCACCCCACCTCGCCCCAGTCGCTAGGCAGATTCGCGCCACCATGGCCGGATGTGGAGACGTGGTGCGCGCCTGGAGCGCTTCGAGCAGCTCGACAATCTGCGGCTTCGTCAGGTAGGCCAAGGGCCGCTCTTGCAACCGGACCGGGCGAATACGGGTGAACGGGCAGGGATAGTCGATCACGTCGAGCTTGTGCAGCTCGTTATAAACCGCCTTGAGGTAGCCGAGCCGGTTGTTTGCCGTCTTGCCGGTGACCCCTGCAGCCAGCCAGCGGGCGCGTATGCCGGCAATCTTCGCACCATCAACCATACGGGCCACCGGGTTACCCATTGCCTTTGCGCACGTCCTTAGGATCGCCACACGCCGAACACCATCGGAGAGCGAGACGCCGTGAAGATCGAACCACAATTCGACCAGCTCGGAGAGCTTGCGCTTGTCCTTTGGCCTAGGTGCCCAATCAGGCGTTTCGCTGCACCTGGATCGGCAGGTCGCTTCGAAGCGCATCGCTTCAGCTTTGGTCTTCAGCGTCTTACGAAAACGACGCCCTTTCACCGGTTCAACGTCGACTTTCCAGCGACCATCAGGCAGTTGCTCGATTGCCATCAGACCGCCCTACCCCATCGAACATGCCTTTCTTGCAGCAGGTTCTTGATGTGCTTGTACAGATCCCGCTCGCTCATGTCCTTGGCGGCGTAGTGATCACGAATGACCGGCCAACATTCCCAATCTTTCAGTCGATCAAATGCGGTTATAGCGCCCACTCGCTCCCGTGCCAGCAGGCTTACGAAGTTTCCCAGGAAGAGCTCGACGTTCTTGCCCGAGAAGCCCCGCGAGGTTTTGTAGTACCGCTTGTACTCGGTTTCATCCACCAGGGAATCAACCGGCACATCGACTCGAACATCATCACGAATGAGCGTCCAGATCGGCTCGTATTGCCCTGGTCGATGCAGCAACTTGAACTGGCACAGCCCGTAGCGCCAAAGACCGTCCAGATGGCCAGCGAAGGCTGCGAAGGAATCCGTTTCAATGGCCTCGCCGGTCTTCGCGCTGATCGAACCGCTGGCGAACTGCTGGATGACCGAATGGTGATAACGCAACTCGATGCGCCACACGTCAGCCTCTGGGTTGTAGTTATCCGGATCGGTCGCATCGAAGGAATCACGACGACGCCAGACGCTTTCCCAGAAATCGAGCTTATCGGTCGCGCGGGCCTGTTCGGTCTTGTTGTAGATGCAGAGCTGGACGCCACCGGCAGAGCCGAACATGGACGTTTCGCCACGACCGTAGACGCTGGACTTGGTCGCCCAGTTGATTTCGTTGATGCCCGAGATATCCCGGTGTGTCCGTGCTCGACAGTGCAGGCGCGCCACCAGATCCACCGGAGGCTTCCAGCCTTGCAGATCCAGGGCGAGGTGCACGGCGCATTGGTTGCGTTCGCGATGGGTCATCACGGCTGCAGCGTAATAATCCATGCGCTCCTGCAGACGCTCAGGCGACAGCGCGTCGATGGCGTGCGGTGACACCTCGATTTTCAGGTGAGGCCCGATGTTCTCCAGCTTGGCGTTGAAGTTCTTGATGAGCAGGATGAACCCGAGGTCGGCGTTCTGGAGCTTGTATTGATAGCCTGAGTCTCGCCCTACCCGACCGGCATGCCAGAATTCCCCAGCGAACTCGACCATGACGCCCGGTTTCTCGAACAGCGCCATGATTTCCGGGCGGATCAGTCCTCGGTACAACTGGCGGACCGTATCGACGCCGCAACGCAGCAGCCGAACGCCCGACAGGTCAGTCAACTTTGCCGTATGGCTATCGAAGAACACTCGCCCGGTCGGCGATTCCTGGAACTGTCGGTCAACACGAATTTGATCTTTAACGGTCATTTTCTACTGCTCCAAATTGCAACGAATCGACACTGTTCAGTTGGGTTTATCTGACGTGTTACAGGGACGTCAGCGCGCGCTTTCTGCGGCGCGCTCGTGCCTCGCAGCGCCTGCAAAAAGCGACGGCGACGCCCCTGTTCACCACAGGAACCGCCCTTTCTCGTAACGCACTTGTGTGATCGCCCCCGAGGGCTCCGCTGGGGGTTCGTTGTTGGCCGCCGATGGCCCTCGATCACCGCTGCCGTTGCTCTGCACGGCTTGCCGACCTTGCTTCCAGGGATCGAACGCGCCTTGCTTGACCAGCACCTCACAGGCCTTTTCGGGCGTATTCAGGGGCGTTCCCTGCTGGGTAAAGCAGCGGCACCCGGTCCGTTCCGAGCTGATGCAGGCTGCAACACGCGGGAAGTCGTTCGGTCGGGTCAGGTGGTCGTAGATCGGGGCGGACCAGGGCATGCCCTCAATACGGGGCGTGAGCTTGTCGGGCTCCCAGGAGGCTTCGCTGGTGATCGCCGGCTTTTGCGTGATGCCATCGAGGGGCGTTCTGCTGGCCGGCGTCCCGTCGATCACCACCACATCACTGGCCTCGAGCGCATCGGGCTCGGCCTTATCGCCCATATCGAGCAACCGCATCACGGCCATCCCGCTACCGCCGAGCAGGCATACCAGCGCGAGCACCGCGACGGCGATGAGCTTCCAGGGCGGCGCAGCCTTGTGTGTATCGAGCACTGTCGACGTATAGAGCTTGAACACTTCGGGATTGGGTTTCACGAAGCGCGACTGACTGCTTTTGCGAGCGGTCTTGTTGGTCGGATCGTTCTGCACCGTATCCCACTGATGGCGAACCATCTTCATGTTCCAGGGGCGGTGATAGTGCACATGAGGCTTGGCCAGCTTGCGCACGAACGGATCGAGGAACATCGGGTCTTGCGTAGTGGCAATGAAGTCCTTGCCGCTATGGCGGTGACGGGCCAGTTCACGAATCCACTCAGGCACTTCCTTGCCGGATCGCTGGCCAAGGTAGTCTTGCACCTCGTCAATGAAGATCACCGAGCCATCGGGCAGATCCCGCCAACCCTTGATGTCTTCGATCTCGGTAACGCCGTGCTTAGCGGCTTCGAAGCCCTTGATCGGCGTGCAGAACTTGTCCCGACCCTTGTATTCCTTGGCGTGCAGGAACTCCCACAGTTCGTTGGAGGTTTTGCCGTCTCCGGGTTTGCCGGTCACTAGCTTGAACATGGCTTACCCCTTTTTGCTGGCTTTAACGGACGCAGCGGCCTTTGCTGCCTGAATTCCTATCAGCAGCAGGTAGGCCGAGAAGATGATGGCGATGGCGTCGTACACGCCGAGGAATGCCAGAAACTCACGCACGCCGGTCGGCAGATTGGCCATCTCGCCTAGCAGCTTGGACTCTAGAGCGCTGATGATCGGTTTGATGGCGATTGGTGGAGACGGCGAACACACCGACCGCAGCGGCGATGCGAGGCAACAGGGCACCGACTGCCGAACCCACCGCGGACGCTATGACTGGAAACATGGCGAACCCTCCTAAATAGCACTTGATACAAGGCGAGCCGCACCGAGATACGCCATGGCTATAACGGCGTAACGGAGTAGCGCGAGGTAAGGACAGGCTTGCGAAACCGGCAGGACAAAGCGCTTGCCCAAGACGGAGAACTCTTCATCGGGCAAACAACTGCCCTGGCGGGAGCCACTGCCGATGCCGTTGTTGAACTCGTTCAGCAGGCCCGCAACGTCGCTATCGAACTCGCCCTGGATGACTTCCTGATCGGCAATGGCCTTGGCTTTCTCGTCGGCAATCTTCTTGAGTTGGGCTTCGGTCGGCTCGGCCAACATGGCGCACCGATTGCTCCAGGACTGATTCAGGATCGAGCATTGGAAGACATCGCCGTCACAGGTTGGAGCGACCTTGCAGTCGTTGGAGTGGCCCGCTGAATTGCCGTTTTCGTCAGTGCCACCGCCATTAGCGGGAGGCTCCGACCCCGTACTACCACCTGTGCCACCATCGCCGCCGTCACCGTCGTTACCGCCATTGTTTCCACCACCACCACCACCACCACCACCACCACCACTACCACCACCGCCGCCACCGCCACCGCCGCCTGTACCGCCATCACCGCCATCGCCAGGAGTACCGGGTCCACAGACCTCTCCAGTCGACGGGTCGCAGGGTTTCGGCGGAAGCTTGTGGCAGGTATTGCCAGATACAGCCCAACCCGATGGACAAGTAGGCGGAATAGGTTCGTTCGGATCTGGCGGAGGATTAAGCGGTTGGCCTGATACAGCGAGCGTGTATGACTCGGCGGAGCAACTTTGCCCCGTACCCTTAATCACATAGTTGCAGTAACCCATCGAGGCATCAGCACCGGACACATAGCAGCCGCTACTACGAGTTTCACCGGGCGTTCCAGAAAAAGAACATGAGTTAAAGCAAACATTAGTCGGAGGCTGCGAAAGAACTGTCTTTGTACCATCGCCGCCGACAATAATCGGAGAGTCAGAGCCGCGAGCGGGAAACAAATCACCTTCTTGGCAATCATTAGGCGGAGGCTCTTGCGGGGGCGTACACTCTTTAGTATCAGCGTCTTCAATCTGACCATCAGGACAACCCACCACTAATCTACCTGTAATAGAACTCGACGAATAGTAATCACCATTACGAAAAAATCTACAACGGCCAGAATTAGGCGGCGTAGTCATCACAAACTCAGCGCTAGCAGATTGAGCACTCGGAACCCAAGAAAGGCTGCTCAAGATGCTTTCGCAAGCAGCTTGCGGATCATCAAACCTCTGATTATCAGCTCCAGCCCATTGATAATAATCGGCAAAGGCACTTGAAGCACCAAGGCAGCAAGCACCCACAAACAGTCTGATTAACAATGAGTGCACATTCATAAACAGTTCCATTGTTTCAGATGGAAAAAGGGCCCGGAAATCCGAGCCCTTAGTTTGTTGCACCAGTGGCTTACAGCGCGCCACGGACGTAGCGGAACACGCGCACCACCACGACGATGGAGAGTGCAGCGGTACACACGGCGGTGACGGTGATAACCGCAGCCGCCAACGTGGCAGTCACATCGCCAACGTCGATATCAATCGGCGCGGCCGAGGCGAAGTTGCTGGCGGCGATCAGACTCGCAGCCAGACCAGCTTTCACCGGTGCGGAACGGGAGAAACGTTGCAGCGATTGGGTGAGATTCTGTTTCATGGGTATACCTCATTAAGTTTCGATGGCTTTTTTGATCTGGTAGAACACGAAGAACAGAGCCCAATAGAACAAGCCCCAATAGATCCCCTGTCCGACCAGTTCCGAGGCTTTTACCGGCTCCGCCGCTGGCGTCACCTGCAAGGTCTCAGAACACGTCACCCGGTTGGCCTCGGTCTCCAGTTGCGCTATTCCTGGGCAATAGAAGTTCGCGGCCATACGGGTTTACTCGGCTTGTTGCGGGTCGTTGACGACTTCGCTGGCGGCCAAGCAATCGGGACACATGGCATGCGCCGGCGCTACGTTGAGATCGGGCAGCAGGTCTGCCTGGGGCGCAGGCAGGCCGAGAAGCTGACCCATGCAGCAGCCGCAGTAGTCGCAATACACCCGGTCAACATTGAGCACGGCGCAGCCTCCCCCTTAGTTGGCTTTGGCCGGATCGGCTGGCTTAGCCGGGTTCGGCTGAGAAGCGGAACGGGTCGGTTCGGTGCCGTTGCGTGGCTTCACGGCTTCGAGTTGCAGCGCTAGGTTCTTGCCCTTGTTCTGGCCGCCACGGGCAATTTCGAAATGGATGCGCACCAGTTGCAGCGGCTCGAACTGGGCGCCGGCTGCGAAGATTTCATCGGCTACTTCGTCCGCTGCTGCCATGCCGATGATGGAAAGGCCGTGTTCGGTCTTGCCGTCCGGCTCATCGCCGTAAAAGACTTTGATGTATTTCTGGCCGGCTTCACCGTCGAAGCGTTGAGTGCCGAGAAATGCAACTTCCATAGTCGAACGTGCCATTTGTGTTTCCTCTCTCTAGTTGCGCTTTATTGCGCTGCTTTGCTTTCTGCAGGCCGAGCGATCCCGAGCGAGTGAAAAAGTCTTTTCACTGCGACCGGCTTGTTACTTGGCTTGCGGGTTATCTATAGCTGTATTTAAACGCTCTTGGAACAACTATTTATCAAGTATTAAAACAATCAATACTTCATTTCTTAATGAAACGAATAGTGCTGAATTGACACTTTCCACTTGATCGAACATTAATTTCATTAATCATCCGCAACGCTGTTTAACACCAAGGGCTTTGCCCTTGTCATCCCACTCTCGCCGCCGAGGGCTCAGGAGCGCGGGGAGAAAAGCACTCCCCACACTCCCGAGCGGAGGCTGTTTCGGTTCGTGCCGGGTCAAGGGTGCGCTCCGCCCGTGCTTCCGTTCGCCGGATCGGTGAAGCGTGATCCGACGAGCCGGGAGCGCGGCCCTGGACCTGTTCGGCCACGCGCTCAGCCTGATAACGCTCAGCGACATAGCGACGCAGCTCGACGAGAGACTGGTGTTTCGTTGGCTCGCTACCGTCCAACGGAATGAACAGCGGAACATCGCGGCGATAGGTGACGTGCCCGTACAGCTCCCCGCCAACAGTCAGCTCCCGACCGATCTCATGCCAGTTAGGCGACGCGATACGAACCTGCATCCGCTTACGCCCTACCCCACCAGCTCGAACGGTTCGTGAATCGGGACGTAAGGCGTGGGCCGGCCAGTATCGAGCACAACGCTCCAGTACTTCGGCGGTCGGGCGGGTGGCGTGTGCTTCTCGCAGATACAGGCCTGTTCCACCTTCCATTCCGAAAGAAGAGGCTTCCAGATCCCACCGACGCGGCCCATTTGCAGCGTGCGAATCGGCCGCGCATACGCGGGGCGGCATTGGGCGCAGGGTGTGGACTGGGAGCGAGCGGGTTTCGCCATTTCGCGTCGGGACCAGCAGACAGAGCAGCCGCAGTCCTGGGCGTGCGGAAGGCGTTGATAGCTGGCCGGCTTCTGCATGGGTCATCCCCTCCCCTGGCTTTCCGTAGACGGCGCGGATCATGCGGAGCGCTCCTGTTCATTGGTGCCGGGCGCAACCTGGGCGAAGGAAGCCTCCAGGCGGATGACGATTTCGGCGTTCAGCGAGCGGCGTGCAGCCCATGCGGACCGTTCGACCTGGGCGTGGACTACAGCAGGCATGCGCAGCTTGAATTGCTGGTCGGTGCGGCTCATT